TTTTATTATACCACAATTTTCCCCAAAAGTCAAATATAAAAAGAAAAGTGGGAGAGCATTATGCTCCCCCATTAGAAATAACAAAGGTGTTTTCTTCAATAGAAATACCAACGCCAGTATAATGAATTGTGAAAAATTTAATTTCTGTATCATACAAACGAATAAAGTTAAAGTTAATTTCGGTTTTCGCCGCATTGTAACCACAAGAGATATTCAAAATATTCTGATAGTCGCTTGCTTCGTCTAAAATTAGCTCGGCTTCGGGTAATTTAGGCAGCTTTGCAATTACGTCATTGAAACTGGTATCACAAATAATTTCATTGTCTTCCACCATAAAATAGATTTTATTTTCTTCTCCATCGCCACTTGGAGTTGGGCCAGGCGTAGGAGTAGGCGTATCGTCATCACCAGCAGGCGTATAATCGCTGGACGTTAGCGGCACCAGCATACCCGTAGTTTTGTTAGATAACGTTTCTTTAATCGTGCTATCATTCATTTGCGGAATAAAATCATGAGTATTAAAGATATTGGATTCCAAAATTTTCTTAACTGATGTATCACATAGATTCGCCAAATACTCGGCCCGCGCATATACTTCCTGCAATGTTTGCGGCTTGCCGGGATTCAATGCTTTAATTAGTTTTGCAATCTCATACGGGTCTTTAATGTGGGCATTACTAATTGTGGCCTTAACGATTTCAAGACCTCCATCTGCGATATACAGCTGACGCAAGGCTTTGGGGATTTCATTATAAGTTTTATTTATGTAAACGTTATGATATAGCTGGGTCTTATCAAAATAATCCAACTTCTCAATTTGTTCATTTGTCATAGGTTTAGTTAAGTCGGCCAAGGGAAGCCACCTCCTAATCGAGTTTATCTGCAAGGGCGGCAACATTGCTTCGTTCCGCCTTTAATAATTTAACCATACCAAATAGAGGGTCTCCAGCTAATGAATTTATTAGTTTTGGGATACCACTCATTTTTTCATTATTATAATCACATTGTTTTATATCTGCACAAAAAATAATTTCACTACCTTCTGCAACACGACCAAGCAAAAGTTGAATATTAGTTGTTAATAGATTTTCGGCTTCATCAATTAGAAGAATTGAATTTTTTAAATCGCGGCCTCGTAAGGAAGATAGATGTGCGGGTTCGATGATATTTTGTTCAAGATAATCTTCAAACTTTAAAGCCCCTATATGATCTTCGATTTGACGTAACCAAGGATATAATTTCTGAGTTTCATCTCCGGGAAGGGTTCCAAGCTTTCCAGCACCTTTAACTTCTAAATTATTCTTAACGAAAACAATTCTATCGAATTTTCCATCTTGAATTGCACGCAAAGCATAACTTAAAGCAAGAAAACTTTTTCCCGAGCCAAATCGACCAATGCATAATTTAACAGGGATATCTTTGTTTTGAAGTAAATCTAAATACATTTTTTGTTCTAAATTTCGTGGTTTAATCCTTTCACCGAGAACAGATGTAAATTCTTTATAATTTAGTTGTCTATAGCGTTCCCCATTCCAAAATAGAATATCTTTCAGTTGATCGCCTTCAAAAATCTCACAAAATTCGTTTGTCTTTACTCCCAGAGTATTAAAGTTTGGAGTAGAATATAGTGCGGCCATCTGCTCCTCATTTGGATAGTGGCGTGACCATCCGCAATAATCGGTATTTTCTTCCTCTAAATCTCCAAAATAGATAGTTTGCAAACCAAGTTCTTGCGCGAAAAGCATTTGCGCGCCATCACTAGTTACAAAAACAACCTGATTATTGTTATTTAAAATAAGTGCTTCACAAAGCATTCGATGGTCGTTTATATTAGATAGAAAATCATACTTTTTTAGCAACTTGTCAATTTGCTTTTGTGAAACTGCGCTATAACGATAGTCGCACGATGTAATAATATCTCGAACGGCTTGCCGCGCGAGATATTGGGTGTGTGCATTAGTGCCAGAACTCTTGATATGTTCAAGCTCTTGAAGCACTAATGGACTAATATATATATTTTCGAATAGGTTTAAAGCGCCATTGAGAATAGCACTAGTATCTAAAAAATGTAGAGACATACTTAATCATCGTCCTTACCAATTATTTTGTCCGCGAGACCGTACTTAATCATATCCGGAGCTTTTAAAAACCATTGATGACGGGTATGCGCATCATATTCTTCAGCTGTAATATTAGTATTCTCGACGATGAAGTCACGGATGTCGTCATCAACGCTGTCATTGAAGGCCATGATATCAGAGGCAGTCTTTGACTCGGAAGCACCAATTGCCGTATAGCCATCATGAATGAGTGCATAACTGCTTGGATAGCAATAACGTGTAATGTTAGGATTTTTATTACCCGCGGCTAAAATAATCGCGGCCATACTTGCGGCGCAACCAGTTACGATTATATTTAGAGGCTTCTTATATTGACTTAAATAATGAGCAAAGAAGAAGCCTTCTGTGACGAAGCCGCCAAATGAGTTTAAAATCATCGTTACAGGCTTTGTACTATCATCGTTCTCGAAGTCTAACAAAGGTAAATAGTATTTCTCAATTATATCTTCATCTACCGCATTATTGAAAACAATTGTGCGGTTATGGAATAATTGATGAAAATATTGATAGGTTTCAACTGAAATTGAAGTATTGTCTAACATTCCTAGAAAATCTAATTCGTCCATGTGTCCTCCTTACGCGGGTAGACCCGCGCTTATGAGATTATTTTTGAGAGAGTGCAATCATCAGGTGAAATATCGTCCCGACGAATACTCTTTATATAGGGGTGGCGGATAGATACTCCGACACCAGAACTGCTTGCACCAGCGGTCGAAACCATCATTCCTCCCAGCGTAACGGGACAAAGATACCATTCATCGAAGTTGTCTCGCAATTGTTCCTTAAAATCATCTGTTAGTCCCGCGACTTTACAAAGCGGCACCAGATTGTGGTTATTGTCGTAAACACTTGTATAAATGGCACCCGGCAGATTAAAAAAGAAATTTTTAGTCACTGGCTCATAGGAGCCTCCAGTTTGGTATTCTCCAAAATAACTGCCTTGTACAAGTTCGCCGGTACGAGAATTTTGCCAGTATTGCCAGTGCGAGACATCTCCGCCGTTGTACACTTTTTCACAGGGGACTAATCCGCTGATGAGAGCATCGATATCATTAGAAATTTCTTGCTTGACCTTCAACGATTCCCATGCGTGTGGACCTCTTTTCCCCGGTATATAAAGCGCATTTTTCTTATAGCATACGCTTCCTTCGGCGCCATGAGAGAACCAATCTTCCATTCTATCGAAGAAAGTTTCATCCATTTCATAATAAGTAACACCTTCAACGAGAGGAGAATTGATACGTTCAACTACTTTGGATATGTATTTTGCACGCTCTTCAATCCCTTTATTTATTAGTTCTTCTCCATCATAACATAGAACATCAAAAATTCTCCAACGAAGTTTCTGTTCCTTTTGCCGCGCGAGTGCTTTATCTCGCAAACAACGAAGTATGCTCCCGATTTGACGATCTATAGCGCCTTCCATAAAAACTTCTCCAAGAATTACAGTAGTTCCATTTTGAAAAGCATTAACAACATCGTTCCAGAAAAACACTTTATCTTGTATTTCTCCATAGGTATTAGTTTTCTTGCTTATTCCACGAGTTTGAAGTGCGGCCCTGTCGGCAGTAATTACTGCTCGGGACCAATTTCCGTCCGTCTTTATACTGTATATGAAATCACCGCTGGCAATCATTTCTTCTATCTTCATCCTTTTGACTTCTTTAGGCATCGAAGCTGGCGGAGCATAATATTTCATGGGTTCACTTGTAAAAAAATCAGTCATTATATAACTCCTTTTTCTTTTATTATATCACGAATTCTTTAATTTTTCAAATCTAAAATTAAAATAAAAATCTGCAAATTCCTCATTGCCGCACAAATCTCTAAATTTTTTTAATAAATTTGTTGCTGCAATTTTATCTTCCATTTTCATAGCAGTATCAAAATATAATTCTGCCAAATCTCTTATTTCTTGTGGAACATTGGGAAATAATTCAATCACTCTTAAATTCCTCCCTTAATTTCTTTAATCCATCAAAAAATTTTTGTACTTGTTCCGGCGTTTCCAGAATAACTTTTGTTTTAGGTATTTGCGCGCGTCGTTCATCGTCGTCAGGCATTTCAAAAATATAATACATTTCAGGATGTCTTTCTTCTCCTTCAACTCTTTGTTCAAATGAAACACGACTACACAAACATTTACCAGTTTTCTTACTAAAAATTTTA